CTTGTCAGTTTCAGTTTCAGTGTCAGTGTCAGTGGTGTCAGTTGATGTGTCACTTGATGTAGTTTCACTTGTTGTATTAGTAGAATGAGAAGACGAATCTTCATCTGGGATTAATTCTCTTGGATACAATTGAATAATCCAATCATACAATTCTTGTGATATATAAAGATCTAACAAAGAAGTCAAGAAATAATGTACATCGTAAAATTCATTGTAGTTAAAAGGTACATTTATATCTTCTGGCTCTTCAGGTTCATCCAAGACAGATGGATCAACTATCGTTTTATGATTCTTTTTATCGTATTGGTATGGTCCTAATATAAATTTATTAGGATAACAATCGGGGATTTTATCAGAATAAACCATGCAAAATTCAAAGTCCCATAACTTTGGAATAACACCTGTGTTTTTTATATAATATCTTTTACCGTGAATATCATAAACTAAATACCCACCTGGTTTTATAGAATCATCTATTAAAATATTTCCATAATGGAAATCATTATGCATCATTTTATAATAACGTTGAATAATAGCAATTGTATATAACAACTGAAACACAATCGATTTCCATTGTTCATCTGTAATTTCATTATCTTCCTCATATATTTCATATATCCAATTATCTAAACTACCTCCCTCAACAAATTCAGAAATTAACATATTTGAATGCGTTCTTATTTTTTCTTCCACTTCTAAACGTTTCAAGTTTAACATTTTCAAAGCTTTGCTTTTGTTAGTAACTTTTTGTGTACCTAAATAATAAGCAATGTGAGGCGAAATATTTTTATTGACAATATGTTCTGTCAAATGCTTTAATACCAAATTTTCTAAATTACAAGGATGTTCTCGCTTATCATATTTTGTTTCAATTGGAACAATCTTTAACCCAATATTTATACCCTTTGTTATTTTAAGATAATCTTTTCTAGAACCACGAAATGGATAACCCTTTACTTCAGATGTATTTTTAACCTTTGTCAATTGAGACAATTCATCTAAACCAAAACGTTCTTTGTTTTCATCAAACAAAACTCTCTTCTTCTTTATTTCGTGACGAATATCTTGTAAACATTTTATCTTTTTATCAAATTCGTGTATAGTTTTATTTAATTTCTTCGAGTCGTCAACTTTTTCTGATAATTCTTTAGATACCTTTTCAGATAATCCTTTAGAAACCTTTTCTGACACCTTTTCTGACATCGTTTTTAATGTAAATTTTTATTTTAGTTTTAATCATCTAACGCAAAAGCGGTTGAATTTAAAGATTTATTTATAATATATAATAATAATGAGTAAAATCGTACAAATAAAAATTTTCAATGATATTTTAGATCAATTTTTAGAATATCTAGAATCAAGTTTTCCAATGTTTAAATCTGATCTTATTTTAACACGAAGCACGGTTGAATTTATAAGAAAAAGTAATCCAAGATTGTCAGTGGAACAATATATTAGTTACGTAGGTCCATATGAATCTTACATTTTTAATTGTGACGAAGAGTTTTTTTTAAACTTTGATATTAATTTAAAACAAATAGGCTTGTCATCTGATAATGTTTTATTTGGAAATAAAATAAGAAATATTTGGTTGTCAAATGAAATAAATGACAAAAAGAAAGCACACATATGGTTGTATTTCCAAAAACTATTAAAAGCTGGTAAAAATGTTTTGTTGTAAAAACATATTAAATGATAATTAATTATAATATTATTTGTAATATAATTTTTTATGAATATAATTTTTTATGAATACAATTTTTTATAAATACAATTTTTTATGAATATAATTTTTTATGAATATAATTTTTTATGAATATAATTTTTTATGAATATAATTTTTGTGATGTTTCTTTTATAAAAGATTTATATTTTGTATCACAAAATCTCGAAATCAATTCACTTCTATTAATATCATTTGTACCACCCATATGAATTATCCATTTTGCATCATATTGTCCAAACATTCCTTTATTAGCTGGGTAAATATAAACATTTTTCTTAATTTCAGGATTCGTTTTTATTAAATACATAATACAGTCTTGTTCTCTTGGATGTTTGTATCTCATAGATATACAATTTTGATCAACATACGGAGCCCTTGCCCATGTATCTAATATAGCAAATGCTTGTTTGCAATTTTTTACAAAAATTAGTCCAGTACAAACCTTATCGCTTACTATATCTGTATTACTATTCCAAATGTCCTCTTGAAATATTATACATTTTTCTTTTGATAATGGAACCAGTTCATTTTCAATTGTATAATTAAAATCATTAAAAATTGCATCTGAATCTATAAATAAAATATAATCATAATTTACCAAATGACGTTTTAACAATTCAGCTTTATACCACGAAATAGAACTTTGTTTTTCTTTGTTCCACGACCACTTGTTTAATGTATCTCTTGGTTGACGTTCAACTATAAAGTCATATCTATTTTTTGTACTGTATAAATAATTATTAATTGCTGCAAAATGAGCATAATTTGGTATATCCGGTGATGACAACATAATTATGGCAATTCTTAAATCATTCACAATACCCTTCGATAATTCATCAAGATACAACATATTAATTTATTATATATAAAAAACATACATAATAAAAACGAACATATCAAACCATTAATTATAAATATTTTTCTTGAAGACACAGGAGTTTGTAATGTAAATCATTACTTCTAACCCATCCTCGAATTAAATTTTTATCAAATATTAAATCAATACCCTCATCCATACACTTAGGACATATATTATCTGAAAAAAAACAATTAATACATATATTATTTTTATCAATACAATAATCACATAAACCTATTTCATCTATAAAACAAAAGTAACAAAAACCATCCATCGTTTGCGATAACTTTTTTTTAACTTAATTTATTCAATTTTTAGATTGTGCGGTAACGATTACAATCTATTTTATGGTATTTTAATAAATGGACAAAGAAAATTTATTAAATGAAACAAATCATCCAGAAACAATTCAAAATTTAAATAATGAATTACAAGAAACACAATTACAAGAAACACAATTACAAGAAACACAATTACACGAATTACAAGAAACACAATTGCAAGAAGAACTTGAAATAGAACGATTACAAGAAACACAATTACACGAATTACAAGAACAATTGCAAGAAGAACTTGAAATAGAACGATTACAAGAAACACAATTGCAAGAACAATTGCAAGAAACACAATTGCAAGAACAATTGCAAGAAACACAATTGCAAGAAACCCAATTGCCACAATTAAATGAAATGCAAAAGTATATTTTTGAAAATTCTAATATAGAAAATGAGTTATTAAAGACATTAGGTAAATTTTTTAACGAGATTGATTTAGTATTTGATAATATTGATAAACAAAAGGTGAGTAAATTACAAAAGTATTTAGGGTCATTAAAGGATTCTACTAATTTGAAAACATTTGTTAAGGAAACAATTTTAGCTTTAGAAACATATGACAAAGATATTTCGTATATTATGACAACACGAAATAAGATTAAAACCTCAGAGTATTCGTTTTTAAATAATGTTACTTTATTTGATAACATTCTTTGTTTTAGTTGTTTTTCAAATGAAAATAAAAATACAAAACGAAGTATAGTAAAATACTTATATAACATTTACATGTCAGTTTTTATATTGAATTTTGGGTTAATTGATAATATAAATATAGATTCATTTACAACACATTTATCAAATTTTTTAAGTGGTATAAATTTGGATGAAGAAGTAATTACCATTAGCTCAAAGAACAAAATTAAGCAAAATCCTAAGCAAAATGTAAATGGACCAAATATTAATTTATTAGAATCATTAATGGGGAATAGTGATATAATGAATTTAGCGACAGATTTGAGTAAAGATATACAGGATCAGAAAATTGATCCAATGATGTTACTGTCATCTATTATGTCAGGTAAACCCAATGATATGATTCAAAATTTAGTATCAAACATTACAAACAAGATAGAATCAAAAATCAATAATGGTGAGATAGACAAAACAATGTTTGAACAGCAAGCAAAAAACATTATAAATTCTGTCCAAAATTCAAATGGTGGTATACAACAACTTTTTGGAAATTTCAAGTAAAGATTAAATCAAACTTAAAAAATTTTTATATATTTTTTTTAATTTTCATAAACTTTTTTTAAATGATAATTGTAATATGAGTAAAAATCAAACTTTATCAGATCCCTTTTGGTTTAACGATATATATATTCTTATTAAAAAAGATCGTTTAACAGAATTTTTTCCAACAAAAGACCAAACTTTAGAAGAACGTTTCAATGCATTAGTGAGATTGTCTTTATATAGTTCGATAATCTTGTTTTATTATCATAAGAATTATCGATATTTAAGTATTTTCATAGCAGCTTTATTGATAACATATTTTATATATATAAATGATATAAATGTTAATGATATAAATGATAATAATCAAAATGTTAATGATATAAATGTTAATGATATAAATGTTAATGATATAAATGATAATAATCAAAATGTTAATGATATAAATGTTAATAATCAAAATGTTAATGTTAGTGGTACGAAACGTGCTAATATAGAGAGAGAAAGTTTCGAAACTGAAAGTTGTACAAAACCAACGTTAGATAATCCATTTATGAATGTTACAATGAAAGATTATCTAAATGAAGATCCTAAAACAAATGCTATAGTAGATAGACCAAAGGCATGTGATATATCTGATGAAACTATTAAAAAATCAATGGATGATATGTTCAATAATAATTTGTTTAAAGATGTAAATGACGTGTTTGGTAAAATGAACTCACAAAGACAATTTTATACAATGCCAAATACGCAAATACCAAATGCTCAAGATGATTTTGCAAAATGGTTATATATGAATCCTAAAACATGTAAGGAAGATCAAAACTTTTGTTTAAAATACGAAGATGTAAGAGCAAATAGACCTGTTTTTGTAGATCCAACACAAAACCCAGTTAGTACAAAAAAAGAAATATAGAATGATCTTGTGTAAACGAAACGTTTGAAATGTACGAAACGTTTGATACATCATTATTTTTTTATTTATAGATATGTAAATAAAAAATCGAAAATATTTTTCTTTATAGAGTATAACAACAAGTATAACAACAATGAAGATTAAGAAAAGAGATGGGCGTTTAGAACAATTGTCATTTGATAAAGTAATTTATCGTTTGCAAAAGTTATGTAACGATAGTTCTCTTGGTCTTTTAGAAACAATCGATCCAGATGTAATTGCTCAAAGAGTTGTTTCTAGTATTTATGATGGTGTTACATCTTGTGAATTAGATGAGGAAGCTGCTCGTATTGCCATAAGTATGACAGAGAATCCAGAATATCAAAAATTGGCTTCTAGAATTATAATTAGTAATGCACATAAAAGTACAAATGAATGTTTTAGTGAAGTTATGGAAAGACTTTATAATAATACAGATAGATCGGGAAAACATACACCAATTCTAGCAGATGATATAATTGAAATTATCAGACGTAATAAAAATACAATTAACTTTGCAATTGATTATAAAAGAGATTATCTTTTCGATTACTTTGGATATAAAACACTTGAAAGGAGTTATTTACAAAAAATTTTAAACAAGGACACTGATAAAATGGAAGTTGTTGAACGTCCTCAACATCTTTATATGAGAGTAGCCGTAGGTATTCATAAAGAAAACATTGAAGCTGTTTTGAAAACATATGATCTTATTTCACAACATTATTATACACATGCTAGTCCTACTCTTTTCAATGGTGGTACTCGATTAAATCAGTATAGTTCTTGCTTCCTCCTTGGTACTGAAGATTCTTTAGAAGGAATTTTCAAGACAGTTACAGATTGTGGTAAAATATCAAAGTTAGCTGGTGGTATCGGTTTACACGTTACAAATATTAGAGCAAAGGGTAGTATTATTCGTGGAACAAATGGACCAAGTGATGGTATTATACCAATGATTAAAGTATATAATGAAGTTGCTAAATATATCAATCAAGGTGGCAAAAGAAAAGGATCATTTGCAATCTATGTTGAACCGTGGCACGCAGATATTCTTGAATTTTTAGATTTAAAGAAAAACCAAGGGCACGAGGATGTTCGTGCAAGAGATCTTTTTTATGCTATCTGGACACCAGATTTGTTTATGAAATGTGTAGAAGCTGATGGTGATTGGTATTTAATGTGTCCAGATGAATGTCCTGGTTTACAAGATGTATACGGTGAAGAATTTGAAAGTTTATATAACAAATATGTTACGGAAAAAAGATATAAAAGAGTTGTAAAGGCACAAGAAATATGGTCTAAAATATTAGATTCACAAATTGAAACTGGAACTCCTTATATTGGATATAAAGATGCTGTAAATAGGAAATGTAATCAAAAGAATTTGGGTACTATTAGATCATCGAATCTTTGTATAGAAATAAGTTTATATTCTGATAATAATGAATATGCAGTTTGTAATTTGGCGTCTATAGCGTTACCAAAATATGTCAAATATGACAAGGACAACAAACCTTATTTTGATTTTGAACATTTGCGTCAAATTTCAGAGTATATAATTGAACCAATGAATGATGTAATTGATAATAATCATTATCCTGTACCAGAAACAAAAACAAGTAATATGCGCCATAGACCTATTGGTATTGGTATACAAGGATTAGTATCGGTCTATGTGAAAATGCGTTTACCATTTGAAAGCGAAGCGGCAAAGAAATTAAACAAGGAAATTTTCGAGACAATTTACTACGGAACATTACAAGGATCTATAAAATTAGCAAAAGAAAAAGGAGCATATGAAACTTTTCCTGGTAGTCCATTTAGCCAAGGTAAACTTCAATTTGATTTGGCGGCTGAATATGACGGTATTGATTTAAAAGACTATTTATCGGGACGTTGGGATTGGGACACGTTAAAGTCTGATCTTGTACAATACGGTACAAGAAATAGTATGTTGACGGCATTGATGCCAACTGCAAGTACTGCTCAAATTATGGGTAACAGTGAAGCATTTGAACCAGTTGATAGTTGTATTTTCAAACGTCGTGTTTTATCTGGTGAATACATCGTAGTAAACAAATATTTAGTAGAAGATTTAATAAAACTTGGTTTATGGTCAAAGGAATTGAAAGATACTATTATTGCAAACGATGGTAGTATCCAAAATATAGACGTAATCCCTGATGACCTGAAAGCTTTGTACAAAACAGTATGGGAAATTAGTATGAAAAGTGTTATCGAACAATGCCGTGACCGTGGAATTTTTGTCGATCAGATGCAAAGTATGAATTTGTTCATGGCAAACCCTAATTATAAACGTCTTACTTCTATGCACTTTTATGCCTGGAAAAATAACCTTAAAACAGGAATGTATTACTTGAGAAGTAAATCTAGTTATGCTGCTGGAAAATTCTCAATTGATCCTAATTTAGAAAAATCTATCCGTGAAAAACAAGAACGTGGAGAAATCTTACAAAAAGAAGAAGAAGAAGCCGTTCTAATGTGTAGCAGAGAAAATCCAGAAGCTTGTATGTTATGCAGTTCATAAATCACTATGCTCTTAATTTATCAAACATTACAGTATCTATACAAAGTTATGATGAAAAAGGTCGTCCGTAAAGTCGACGACCTCCGAGGATGCGAACAAAATATTGCGTTTCTTATTTAAAAATAAATTATTAAATAAGGATAAAAGGGTTTTATCCAATGGAAAAAATAACAGATCCGAATTGTATAGTTAAAGCATTTGAAAATAATTCAATATCAATATTAAAGGAAACAATAGATAATAAAGAAACTCACTGGTTTAGGAGTATTGACATAGGTAAAGCTATTGAATTAAGTAATATTTATGCATCTGTACAAAATTTTGATGAAGATGAAAAGGGTCTAAAGGAAGTTGAGACCCTTGGTGGAAAACAAAAAGTATTATTTTTAACTTCAAGAGGTGTTTACAGACTTTTATACAATTCTAAAAAACCAATAGCTAAACACTTTAGGAAATGGGTTGGTGATATATTAGATGATTTGATTTTTAATAAAGGAATAGAATTACGAAAACAATTAGAAAAACATCATTTAGAAATAGAAAATCAAAAATTATTATTGGAAAAAGAAAAAGAGAATACTACAAAATTACTAGAAGAAAAAGATACTATTATTACAAATAATGAACGTGTTAAAAAAGTTGAAAAACATAATTTTTTAATAGAAAAATTTAAGAATAAAAAATGTGTATATATTGCTGAAATTAAAGACGATTTAATAAAAATAGGTTCTACTAAAGATATTAAAGAAAGATGTAATGGGTTATCTCGTACTTTTGGAAACTGTATATTTTTGGATATATTTGAACACGTAGATTATCAAACAGTAGAATCGAATATTTTAATTAATGTAAAACCACATATATATAAAGAACCTATCAATAATCACGTATCAAAAGAAGTCGTTCAATTATCTAATAATTTCAATTATAAACAATTGCGCGGAATAGTTGTACATTGTGTAAATACTACAGATTTTTTATCACCTTTAGAAATATTAGAAAAACAAAAATTAGATAATGAAAGTCAAAAATTAGATAATGAAAGTCAAAAGTTAAATAATGAAAGTCAAAAGTTAAATATAATTCAAGAATTATTAAATAACGGAGAACCATTAAAAAATATTATAGATTTATTTTCACATAATAATACAAATACTGATGTTCTATCATCTCCAATTAAAAAAGAACAAGAACAAGAAAAACAAGAACTAGAAGAAAATAAACAAACAGACACGGTAAATGTATCTAAACAAATTATAAATTCACAAGTCTTTTTCAAGGGTAAAAAACCAAGGGGTCAAAAAATACATAAAATTGATCCTAATAATTTACAAAATATAATAAAAACATATGATAGTATGGTATATTTATTAAGATCACCTGAATGTTATGGATACAATAAATCAGGTATACTTAAAGCTATATCAGATTCTAGAATTTATAAAGGGTATAGGTGGAATTTTATAAATAAAGAGACTATGCCAACTGTAGAATATAAATCATCTACGCCTATTCGTGATGCTATTTTACAATTAAATGAAACTAAAGATTCAATAATAGAAACTTTTACAACTAAAGATGAAGCTGCTAAAATCCTTGGTATAGCAAAATTAAGTATGAGAAATATTATTAAAAATCAAGAAAAACATAATAATTATTATTATATTGAGTATAGTAAATGTCCTTTAAATATAATAGAAAAATATGATAACCCAATATTTGGAATTAATTCTATACGTGCTAAAAAAATTAAACAAATAAATCCAATTACAAATACGTACATATTTTTTAATAATCTAAACGAAATTCAATTAAAATTAGGTATATCAAGTAAAACAATTATCAATTCAATTAATAATAAAACTGTACACGCTGGTTCTTTATGGGAATTTGCATAAACTTTTACAAATAAAACTTTTACAAATAAAAGTTTTATTTAATTTAAAGATTAAGATAAATTATGAATTTTATGACAATTTTGTAGGTGAGTGTAAAAAATACGTGAATTTATTTAATACATACTTGTTCGCACGTTTTTATATATTTTCTGTAATAAAACAACATTGTTTTATTTTGTTTTTATATATTTTCTGTAATAAAACAACATATATGCATCTTTAGATAACAAATTAGTATTTTTCAATTTACTTACATCTGTATCATTATAAGTATACCAATTGTTATCAATGTTTTTACAATTTGACCAATAATGTCCACTCTGATTGCTACCAGAATGATAATTTACAGCATATAAAGAATATATATAATTGTTAGGGTCTTTTTTATCTTGTGATACATATTCTGTTAAATTTAAATCATCTAATGGAAAGTCAATGTGAGTATGTATTTTTTCACCTGTATTTGTAAAACGTTTTAAATGAACAATTAAATAATTAGGAAACGCCCAAGTTTTTGTAGTTCGCTTACATCCATTACCATTGCATTTTTCACAAACCCAAGATTCAATGTTTTCTTCAGTATTAAAATAATCACCCAAAAGATTTTTCAAATTTGAAGAATTTGTCATCGGGACGTTTAAACTAATACAGTTAAATGGTTCAAAAATAGTTTCTTTAACTGGACAATTATTACAATTAACATTGTTAAAAAACATACCATAAAATGTTTCAATTATAAATGAATATTCTTTTTCGTAAAAGCTACTCCATTGTTCTAAAGATTTTTTCATTAATCGATCATTTTCATTTTTTACATCACCAACAATATTTACTTCAATTTCATACGATAGACCTTTATGCATCAAATCTAAAATATACATCAAACATTCGTGTGAATCTTGTTGTTCCAAACTAAAGTATTTAGGAACAAATTTACTAATATTTTCAACAAAAGTTCTTGGTTTTAAAACTTGATTTGTTTCCCATCCGTTCATAATCATATTTAAATAACTCAATATCAAATAATATTCCTTTTTTCGGTTATTCAATTTATCTATATCATCTTCTTTGTATTTCGAAGATAAAAAGTAATCAGTTAATTTTAATGTATTACTCAAACACTGTAAAACTGAATTCATAAAACATTTGTTCCCCAAATTTACTAAACCACTTAAACCCTTAGATACATATCTGTCTTTCTTTAACACCAAATCGTGATGATAGTGAATATCATATTCAAAACTCATTGTATTACTATAACTTTTAATTACTATTCAATTATTTTTAAATGTTAAAAACTACAATAAAATAATGATTTAATGGGGATTTAAACCCCACTTTCTTTTACCAGAAATGTAACTAAGTAGTGAATAATGAATTAAAATTTTTTTTGACATAATTTTTTTACCCATTTAAAAAAAAATGAAATAATCATGAAAATTAATAAACATTAGATAATGCTTAAGGTATTAATTTTTACGATGTCATATGTAAGTTCAATTCCATGTAAACCAAAAAATACTATTTCACACCAATCTAATTCCAAACCAAATTCACAAGGCGAAGATTTATCTAAATACTGGTCTGGTAATAACTGTGCGGTTGGTGGGACTTATAGTGTAAATGAATATGGTGCTAACATTTGCGAGTATCCAGGTGATAGCTGTCCTATAGTTAAATATTTCAGCTATTCTGGTGGAGGGGGTAGTGTTGAACTTTGTTGTAATAGTCATTCTGACTGTAATTATGCAGCTGTAAAAAATTACTGTCATAAAGACTATAAGCGTTGTATTGATGGTAGTTATGTGGGATGTAGTGAGAAAGAAGGACCATTATTTGATCATTGTAAGTAAAAAAAAATGAATAAAATTTATTTGTAAGTTAATATAAAATGGATAGCACAGAATATCACAAAACATATTATCAACAAAATAAAGATAAATTTAAAGAATGTTATGAAAATAATAAAGAAACAATTTTAGAAAAACGTAGAGAATATAGGAAAAATAATAAAGATAAAATTTTAGAATATTGTAAAAAAAATAAAGATATATTAACAGAAAAATACAAAGAATATTATGAAAAAAATAAAGAAACGATTTTAGGAAAACGTAGAGAATATAATAAAGAATATAGAAAAATTAATAAAGAACAAATTAGAGAAAAAAAAAAAGAATATATTAAATGTCGTTCTTGTAAATTATTTCAAACAAGTAAAAAAACTAATTACTTATGTTCTTATTGTAATCCTGATAAAGCTACTAGACAAAAAACTAAAGAAATGGCTGTTAAAACATTTTTAGAAGAAAATAATTATACATTTATTTATAATAAAAAGTGTAATTTAGATAAATCTTGTCAGACTTATTATCCTGACTTTCTTATTGATTGTAATACATTTTTTGTAATTGTAGAATGTGATGAAGGTGGTCATAAAAGTTATTATTACACTTGTGAAAGAATAAGAGAAAATAACATATGTTATGCTTTAGGATTACCTTGTGTATTTATACGTTTTAATCCAGATAAAAATAAAATTAAAATGAAAACAAAACAAAAAGTCTTAAAAAGTTATATAGATTATTATATAAATAAAGAAATTTGTGATAATGTAGTAGAGTTCTTGTTTTATTAAAAGTTTACATCAAGTATCCTGTGTAGATAGTTTTTTATATAATTGTAGCGAAAAAGGAGATGTGTTGATGGTTCGTATTTTGGATGCTCTGTAAAAGAAGGACCTTTATTTGATCATTGTAAGTAAAAAGAAAATTAAGAGATAAAATAATTATATAATATTTTTATTGATATTATATACTTTAAAGTGTAGTATTTAAAAATTGAATTATTGTAAATATGTATAATGATTAATATGAAAACAAAGGTTATTAATTTTGTTGCGGCACCTTCATCTGGTAAGAGTTTGATGGAAGAGATGTGTGGATGGAAGTTACTTTGGATGTAGTGAGAAAGAAGGACCTTTATTTGATAGTTGTTTATAAAATATAGTTGTTTATAAAATATAGTTGTTTATAAAATATAGTTGTTTATAAAAGTAAAATTTGTTTATAAAATATAGTTGTTTATAAAAGTAAAATTTGTCTAAAAATCAGTAAATTAGTTTAAAAATCAGTAAATTAGTTTAAAAACATTGTTATTTTGTTAATAACAATGTTAAAATCACTTTTGTTATTATGTGCAGGTGTATGGGGTTATGGATATAAGATGCATGGACATCTTGGTAAATTGACGGACATTTATTTACAAAAATATGAACCTAAATTGTATAATAAAATAGTAACTTTACTTGAAAATCACACAATAGCGTCTATTAGTTCTTGGGCTGATAAAATTAAGAGACAACCGATGTATTCCTGGACTAAAAATTTACATTATATAGATATTCTTGAATGTAGTACGAAAAGGTATGATAAGCGAGTTATTGATAAATATTGTGATAATAATTGTATTGTATCAGCGTTACAAGATTTCACTAATTCCATTAAATACAATTTTGAATACAACTACATATTAAATAATACCGAATTAACAAACGTCGAATTGTTAAAATTTTTGATACATTTTATCCAAGATTTTTCTCAGCCTATGCATTTATTAGGTTATGATAGAGGTGGTAATAGTTTAAGGGTAAATGTGTTTATAGATGGTAAAAATAAGTCCAGTAATTTACATTTTATATGGGATTCAATGTTGCCTGAATATTTTGTAAATAACTACGTGTATACTTGTCCAAACCAAAGATACTTTACACCAGATAACTATTACAATTTATTAGAAGATGTGTTAAATGACAATATTCACATATCGTGTAAAATTTATCCTGATTCTCCTTATATAATATTTAGTGATTATTTTCGAGAGGAATATTTTGTAAAATTGTTTGACAATTATCAATATTTATTAGTAAGTACTTTAAAATATATATTTGACGCGTGAGCGTAACTTTGATTAAATGAATAAAAATACGATATAATTTGTGATTTTTAATTTCTGAGTATATGATAGTATATATATGTCTGAAAAAATAAAGAGAACTCGTAAAAATACGCACGTAAATCCGGCAACACATATTAGAAGACATTCTCCAATAAAGAAGGGTCTTAAGGTGAAGGATGAAGATAAACCATTAGAAAAATACACTAAAATTATACCTAAAATGTATCTAGGTAATTATCAAGCAGCAAAAGACCAAGGATTTTTTAAAAAACATAAGATTAAAGCTGTTTTAAATTGTACAAAAGATATACCTAATTATTTTTCTAATAAAAAAGATATAGAATATATGAGAATACCAGTTGACGATTCTCTTCGCGAAGTAGATTACAAAAAAATGTACGAATTCTTTCCTGTTATTATAGAGTTCATACATAAACACATTGTTTTACAAGGCAACAATATACTCATACATTGTCACGCTGGTAGACAAAGATCAGCGATCAGTGTGTCGGTATATTTGGTGGCAAAATTAGGTCTGACACCTGCAGATGCTTGTAAATATATAATGGATAAACGTAAGGAAGCCTTCCACTTTGGACTATCACTTAACTTTGAAGATTCTCTTAACAAATATTACAAAGATTTACAGAAGAGTAAACGAAAGTAATTAATTCGAATCCATTCAAAATACCATATTTAAATTATTTAATTAAGTTTCGTTTATTTAATTAAATTTATTTAAAGATAAAAAGGATATACATATTATAAATGGACATTATCAAAACACCTATTGATATTAAAACACTTATACAAACTAGCACTATAGAGATATATGATAAAACTAAATTAGTAGAAAAATTACAAGAACATTTCTCAGACGATGAACAACGACTATATGTATGTAATTTGTTTTTATTCTTAAATTATCATCCAATTAACGATTTCGTTATTAATTTGGAAAATGTATGGAAATTTATAGGATTTTCGAACAAAGCTAATGCGAAGAGATTATTGAAACATAATTTTACAGAAGACAGTGACTATAAAATCACGCTCATCCGTTGGGATGAGCGCAAAAATGAAGGGGGGTATAATCAAGAAACAATTATGTTAAATATAAATACATTTAAAAAGTTATGTCTAAAAGCAAATACAGATAACGCAGACAAAATTCATGATTACTATATAAGATTAGAGATGATTTATAATCAATTGATGAAGGAAGAATTAGATGAACAAAAAAACAAAATTGAAGAGAAAAATGAACTTCTTCAGGAGCAGCAAAAAAAGATAGATTTATTAGAGAATAAACCAAAGACTCATGGATTTTTAGCTAGACGTCATGGATATGTTTATATGATAACAGACAGATCCAAACTAGGTCATTATAAAATTGGTATGACGTATAATGTTAACAATCGATTAAGAAATTTAAACACGAGTTCTAGTGAAAAGTCTTTAAGTGTATATCACGAAATCGAATCGTATGATTGTGAAACTTTAGAACATACAGTTCATAAAATTTTACAACCATTTAATATATGTGGTAGAAGGGAGTGGTTCTTTTTCTGTAATGAAAGAGAAGTAAAGTATGCATTACGTACTATGAACAACACACACAATTATTTAAATGAGTTTAACTTTACATCACCTGAGCAATTTGTTGATGATTGTATTAATAAAGAAACGATAGAAATTTTACCTACTACAAATACTGAAATTAAAAAAAATCAAGAAGACCAGGTAGAACAACAAATAGAAAATCAAGTAGAAAATCAAGAAGACCAGGTAGAACATCAATTAGAAAATCAGGTAGTACAACAAGAAGACCGAGTAGTTGAAGAAAAGCAAGAACAACAATTAGAACAACAATTAGAACAACAAATAGAAACAAAAATTGTACGTGAAAAGAAAAGAGAAGATTCTATTAAAGAAACAAATATTTTTAAATTAACTGGACAACAATTATGTAATAAAACTGGTAATTATAAAGGTGTATGTTGGTGTAAAGAAAAACAAAAGTGGAAAGCTGAATTGAAAATGGCTTATAAGATTGCATTTTTAGGATACTACTCTACAGAATTAGAAGGTGCAAAAATATATAATGATTATGCTCTTTATATAAATAATAAAATGGGGACAGACTATTTTTTAAATGATATTGTAGATTACATTCCAATCCCAAGAAATATTCCAGATGAAAATAAACAAATAGTAGCAGATAAAAAAACTTCAAAATATAATGGTGTAAGTTATAGTTCTAAAAGAAAATATTATGTAACAGGTATTAAATACAAAGGCAAGACATATGGGTTAGGTACTAATCAAGACGAAATTGAATGTGCAAAATTATATAATCAACAAGCAATGTATTATAACGAAAATTTTA